TGACCAATTCTTCCAAGCCCCTGCGGACCCACGTACCCCGGGGGTGCTACCTGACTGTGCCGTGTGGTACAATCCGGTCACCAAGAAAATAATTAAAATCCTAAGCCCTAACTGCGATGAAGCGGAAGTAATCTTTAGTGGTGCTGACCCAACCAACCTGCCTGTCGGTTACATCTGGTACTGGAATGGTGTGTGGAAGGAATGGGACGGAGCCAATTGGATTGATTTAATTCCAATTATCTCAGACGAAAATCCTTACCTAATCAGTGACGGAATCTTCTGGTACAATCCGGATACTACGGAACTACAGCAACGTGTGAACGGTGCGTGGGAAATCGTGTTCTTTAGCACTATTCCTCTGAATCCGAAGCTTGGCGATATCTGGTTCAATACAACCGACGATGTTCTGATGGAATGGGACGGTGTTACTTGGATTCCAACCACGCCATTTGCCTACGTTGAGTTCCGTCCACGTTCATGTAAAGAAGACCGTGAAGTTCTACGTTTCTACACGAAGCGTAAGGGCTGCACTGATTGTGAAATTGAATTTAAAATCATCGTTGAGACAGATAACCTATTCACATACCTACGTCCATCGGTCATGTACAATGACCCGATTGATGGTTCAACAGGACTTGTGGGCGGCCCAACCTATGACCAGCTTGGTGTTGGTGACGATGGAAGTCCAGAAGAACGTAGAGCGTTGGCCGACACCATCCGTACAGCCCTAGGCGCACCGGGGGTTACGGTTGAATTGACTAAAGAGCAGTTGGACTTTGCCATTGACAATGCTTTGCTTGTAATCAGAAAGCGTTCAAGCTACGGATACCTTCGTGGATTGTTCTTCATGGATATCCTGCCGAACCAGCAAATCTACAAGATGACCAATGAATGTGTAGGATTCAATAAGATTGTGGATATCAACACTATCTACCGTCCTCGTGGTGCTGCGTTCAAATCAGCTTACCCACAGAATGATGCATTCTCGTTTGCAGCCCTACAACAGTTGTACATTTTGGGTACCTTCGATATCCTCACCTTCCACCTAAGCTCTGCTTATTTGGAAGAATTGGAAACCATTTTCGCTGCACGAATCATGTTCCAGTGGACTGAAAGAACCCGTGAACTGAAACTACACAACCGCTTAGGAACCAAAGAGCGTGTGCTGATTGATGCCGTGATTGAACGTACTGAACAAGACCTACTTGTTGACCGTGAAACTGCACACTTCATCCAGCGTTGGGCTATCATGGAATCTAAGAGAATGCTTGCTCAGGTTCGTGGTAAGTTCCAGACTCTACCGGGTCCAAATGGTTCAACTACCTTGAACTCACAAGAATTGATTACTCAGGCTGAAACCGAACAGGCTGCACTTGAGGATGAATTGTCAGATATGGTAATGCAGGATATTGTAAATACCGGAATGCGAAGCCACTTCGTTCTCGGATAAGATATGACAGATAACCCATGTAAGCCTTGCGGCGGTCAATATAATGAATGCGTAGTTGATGAAGCTGGCATTGACACCAACACTGGATGCAAACTGCTTCCGGATGGTTCCGTGTCATGCCCAGAAAACAACCCATGCAGCCCATTTGACTTGGCGCAAAGCAACGAAACTTGCATCATCACGGATTACATTGAAGAGAATATCAACATCGGTGGCGCTCCACTGAATGTTCATAAGCTTCTAGGTGTCCATGAGCAAGGCTCCCTGACAGACCTTAGTGGCAACGGTGCAGCGATTGCCAGCAGCTATCTTGGCAACTTCCCACCAAGTAATGCATTTGACAAGTACGTAACGGAATGGCGCTCAGCCGAAACCGGTACGGACGTTGTGGCATCAGCATTCGTGGGTTATGACTTTGGTGAGATTCGTCTAACTAATGGCCGTCTGCGCTACGGTATCGAAACGTATGTGAAGAAGAATGTCTCAACAATTAAATTTGTTCAAGGCTGTGACCCACAGAATCGTGTGACTAAGGTTCGCATTGAACGTTCAGTAGATGGTTCTAAATGGTTTGGTGTAGCGATGGTAGACGTTCCTGACTGTGATGGTCTGGTTACTCTTTCATTTGCATCATCGGTGCCTTCACGCTATTGGAGAATACGTCCAATTAAATTCAACGGTGGCGTGGATGACTTCTGGTCAGTTCGCGCTATCCAGATGATTGACTACGAAGCTACACATATCTCAAACATTCAAGATAAATTCTTCTTGGAGAATCGTGACCGCGACTATCAGGAACAAGCGGTATCCATGAAGTGTGCTTACACGCCCAATGACGTTCAGAGCATGAACGGCAAGTGGGGCTTCATGTTTGACGCAGACTCGTATTACCTTGAAGTAGCCTTCCGTCAATCCGTAGCCAAGCTTGGAAGACCGTTCGTTATTGGTGACATTATTCAGCTACCCAGCGAAACACAGTACACGCCACAGATGACTCCGGTACTAAAGTATTTGGAAGTCACGGACGTTGCGTGGAGTACCAATGGGTATACTCCAACATGGACGCCTGTAATCCAGAAGCTTACTGCTAAGCCAGTTCTAGCAACACAAGAAACTCAAGATATCATGGGTAAGCTAACCCGTGACACAGATGGTACCGGACTGTTTGACATTGATGACGGTATCAATAATAAAAAGTATCAGGATTATTCGGCTATCACTCAAAACATTGATGCCGAAGCAAACACTATGGTCCCTGAAAAGGGCGAAGACTATGCGGATGTTATGAAACTATCCCCCGAAGTTATTGCATGGGGAGATAAAGTTGGTAAGAACATGCGTAGATATGATAGAGTACGCAACATCTACGGTATTGATGCGCTACCACCTAACGGTGAAGCGTATACCGAAGGTGATGCTTTCCCTGTAAATCCAAAGGATGGAGCATACCACCGTTTGACGTATACATACGTAGGTAACAACATTCCTGCACGTTTACATCGTTGGTCGGTAAAGAAAAACAAATGGATTTTCTTGGAGCGTGACCATCGTGCTGAAATTCGTGATGCTAAGCCTCTCCTACAGGATTACCTAAATCCTGAAACTTCATCAGTAACGGCCCCTTCTGAAATCTCAGAAGCCATCACGAAAACTCCGTAATCGTCTTTAGTGTTGCTAATTATTATTTGCGATGATAGTCTTCGCACCTATTCACTATGGTAATGCATGAACGCTAACGAACAGAAATTAACAATTGAGAACCTTTTGTCCAGTAAGGACGTATTTTCTCGTTGCATCGGTATAATTAAACCTGAGTATTTTGACCCGGAATATCGCCCGGCTGTTCAATATATTACAGAATACTTTGAGAAGTACCACAACATTCCGAGCAGTAAAGCCCTGAATGCCAAGTTCCCTGAAATGAATTATGAATACCGTGAGCATCTTCCGGTGTCTGAGGAACAATCCACTTGTGATGACATTGAGTTGTTCTGCCAACAGCAGGCTCTCTTCGATGCTATCCAAGAATCTATCCCGATGGTCATGGGTAAAGACCGTGAAGCCTTCTCAGGTATCTTGCAGAAGGTCCAGACGGCCCTAGAGGTATCGTTGCAGCGAGATATCGGTATCGACATGTTTGATAACCCCGAAGAGCGTATGCGTCGATTGGTGGACACTCAGATATATGAACCCTGTGGCATCAATGACATTGACGAACCATTGGGTGGCGGCTTTGCCAGAAAACAATTTACATTGTTCTCGGCCAACTCCGGTGGTGGTAAGTCAATCATGTTGGCTAACATCGGCTCCAACTACGCTAAGCGTGGATACAAGGTACTGCTACTCTCCCTAGAATTGTCAGAAGACATGATTTTCTTGCGTAACACCGCAATCATGTCCGGTGTCAAGGCGATGGAGTGGAAAGACCATATCCCGAACATTGCTCAGAAGCTAACAGAACAGGCCACCAATGGTGGTTCATTCCTAATTAAGCGTATCCCGAACGGTTCAACCGCCAATGATATCCGCGCTTACCTAAAACATTATGAATTAACCTTCAAGTGTAAGCCTGACGTAATCATTGTGGACTACATTGACTTGATGACCCCGAACGGTGGCGTCAAATCTATGGGAATTTCCGAGCAGGACAAGCTTAAGTCGGAACAGCTTTCCGAAGTAGCCTACGTCTATGACGCTATCATGCTCTCCGCTTCACAACAGAACCGTGAAGCTCTACGAATGTCCTCACCAGACCAAGGCGTTATTGCCGGTGGTATCACCAAGGTAAACACCGTGGACAATTACATTTCAATTTTCATGGACCCTGCAATGCGTGTTCAGGGTGACATGATTATCTACTTCCTAAAGACCCGTTCTTCATCGGCGGTTGGTACATCAAAGCAATTGAGGTTCAATGCTGACAATCTCCAAATCACTGATAGCAACGTCAAGATGACGGACATTATGTCCATCCCATCAAAGAAGAATAAGTTAAAGGCTGAGGTAACGGCACTCAATCTTCCGGGCGGTGATACATATACAGCGGATGATGCACAAGAAGATGACAATGAAAACTCGCCAGTATCCTACACGGAGCAGGCAACTCAGGATTCTAGCGCGGAAGAAGTTGTAGAAACGCCGGTAGTCCGTAAAGCGGAACCAAAAACAATTAAGAAAGTATTGTCTAATGACAACCCACTACTCTCATTGATGCAATCTTTCGAAACCCATTAAGGAAATCAAATGAAACAGTCTCTCCATATCACCCCAACTACTGTAGTAACTGTTGATGGTAAACAAGTTCAAGTAATTCTCTTACCTGATGAAATTAGATTTGAGATTGAGACGCTGGACCGTTATAACCAAGACAGTCGAAATGCATATGCCGAACTTGAGAAAACTCAGCTTCTAGTGAACGCCAAAAAGATGCATGTTGAACAGTTGCTGTCAGACTTCTTCAAAAAGAAGCCCACTGACCCAGAAGCTGGATAAATAGAGTCAAACTAGAGTATCATAATGTCTATACGTAAGATTGAACAAATTGAGAAACTGACCAGTCATCCATTGGAGGAATTCTTCAATATTGAACCTATGACTACGAAAGTAACTAAGACCGAAAGAAAAACTGAACTACTTCCGTATCAAGAGTTTGACAAGAAAGATGGTGAGATTGAAGAATCTTATCAGGAGATTATGGATGCCGCGATGAACGGCTACGAAAATCTACAGGAAATGATTGACACAGCCGACACAAAGTTCGCTGCCAGATTAGCCGAAGTTAGTGTGCAGCATCTTAATGTGGCGCTAGCCGCTGCGGGTAAGAAAGCTCACTTGAAAGAAAATAAAGATAAGTTGGTAGCCAGACAAAAGATTGGGCCAACTAAGCAAACAAACAACATTATTGTAATGGACCGCAATGAAATGTTGAAGCGCCTAATGTCGCAAGATTCAGACGCCATTGATGTTGAGTCGGTAGAGATTTTACCGAGTAAGGAATAATTAGGAAACTATATGATTGAGAAAGATAAGCGTAGAGAAGATTTAGAAGATTTCGTATTACAGTACAAGACTGCTTTTAAGCATAAGTGGACTCTGGAAGACTTAGCTGAATTCTTCGGCATTAAACCCGCTTCTGTCAGCCGTCGTGCATTGACGGTAAAGCATCAATTGGGAGTAAAGCTGCCACCATTGAAGAGTGGAGCTTCTAAGCTTACCCCTGAACGCGAAACCAAGTTCAGAGAAGAAATCGCCAGCGCCAAAGAACGGGCTTCTTCGGCTAGCAACATCGTCAACGTAATTAAGTCTGACGGTATTCGTAGAGTTGGTAAGTATGTCATCACTTCCGCACAGAACAACACAGCCATTCACCAGCCGTTCTTCGCAACTCTATTGAAGTATTGTGAAGTCAACAACGCTGACCTGATGGTTATTCCATACCGCTACAAGAACCCAACGTCTGTGTTCGCAGACAAAGAGTTTGATTCATGGGACACTGCACTAGATGCGTACAAGGTAACTGGTAACGTTAAGATTTGTCCGGAGTTGGTATTGGTCGGTGGTGTCAAGATTCAACCGACAGCCGTTCAGCCGCTATCAGGCTTTGAAGGTTACACCGGTTCATCATCAGCTATCTTCGGCCACCCGAAGGTTCAGCTTAAAACCATCCCAACCCCAAGCAAGGAACTTCCTAAGATTCTTGTGACCACGGGTGCGGTGACACAACCTAACTACACTGATTCTAAGGCTGGATTCAAGGGTGAATTCCATCACAGCCTAGCCGCATTGATTGTAGAGGTTACAGAAGATGAATACCATGTACGTCATGTCCACGGTCATTCTGACGGTTCCTTCTATGACCTTGACTCTTACTACACCCAGCATGATGTAACCACTGGTCATCGTATTGCTGCGTTGGTCACTGGTGATACCCATGCAATGTTCTTGGATAAGGAAGTTGAAGCAGCTACCTACTCAAACGAGGATAGCATCGTCAAGGTTCTGCGCCCAGAAATGCGCGTATTCCATGACCTGACAGACTTCTACTCAAGAAACCATCACCACCGTGGTGATGACTTGACGAACTTCGCCAAGCATTTAATTGGTAATGATGACGTTGAAGCTGAGCTACAGATTTCGGCAGACTTGATTGACCGTTATAACGATGGTGAATCACTGAACGTTATCGTCAAGAGCAACCATGACGAAGCGTTTGACCGTTGGTTGAGAGAGTGCAATCCCCTAATTGACCCAAAGAACGCCCGCTTCTATTTCTACATGAAGTACAACCAGTACAAGAGTGTCAAGAAGTCAGACAATGGCCGTTACGAAGCATTCGACCCATTTGAATTCTGGTGCTTGAACCCTGACCAGCAGAAAGGTCTACAGGCTCACGATAACACCGTGTTCCTCAAGCGTGACCAGTCTCTTGTCGTTGGTAACGTGGAGCTAGGCTTCCATGGTGACGTTGGTCCAAATGGTTCTCGTGGTTCTATCCAGAACATGAGTAAGATTGGAACCAAGGCAATCATCGGCCACAGCCACAGTCCGGGTATCTACGAAGGTGTGTATCAGGTGGGTACGAGTTCTCAGCTAGATATGGGCTACAACAGCGGCCCTAGCTCTTGGTTGACCACTCACGCTATCGTATACCCTGATGGTAAGCGTACTCTAATCAACATCATCAATGGACGTTGGAGAGGGTAATGAATACAGCTACATATCATCTTCATAAGGATGTACCATACAACAATGAGCAATTCTTAATGAATACTCTTTGTCGTGACACTGGCTTCATGCGTAGAGATTACATGACAAAGCAGTGGATGGAAGAGCGATTCGTGGTGTCAAACTTCAAGGATGAAGTCAATGGTGACCAGCGTACTGTTTCATTTGAATATGGATTGCGTGGATAATGGAACCTATTTTCCCACTATGCGAAGAATGTAAAGGTAGCGGTCTATCCCGCTGGATTATTGACTTCTTCGAATATACTGACGAAGAAGGAAATATTTGTTATGAAGCCATTCATGATTTATGCGGTGCGTGTGAGCAGTTGAAATAGTAAGGAAATTATAATGAAGATTAAAGATGTTGTTTTAAATAAGAAAACATTAAGCCCAGCACAATTAGCAAAACTGCATAATGTCAGTATTGATGCAATAAAGGCTCAAGTTGATAAAGGTATTAAGGTTGAGAAAGAACATACTTCTTCGGTGGGTCTGGCTAGAGAGATAGCCCTTGACCATATCAAGGAATTTCCAGACTATTATGACCGACTTGAAAAGGTCGAGAAGTAATGATAAAATCCCACTGTCAAAGGTGGGATTTTTTATGCACGTAACAAAAAAGTGGCAAAAGATTGCAGATGTTTATAAATTTTTTGCCCGGGATTATCAAGCTGACTTTTCTGATTCAGCCGCTGAGGCTATGTTTGATTTTGAATCCAATGGTATTGGCCTTGTCGCTAAAGACAATGGCTACGCTATTGGTAAACATTTGATGGACATTCAGTTGGCAATGTGGATGGAAGATTTGTACGTCAATAAATTTATGCTTACCAAGTATGAACTTATCACTGACCCAACCCTTAAAGATATCAGATGGTTCCTTGAAGATGTATTCGGACCTGTCAATGATTCAGAAACAAACTTTACCGCTGGTACATTTATGAACAATGCAATTTGTGTGGGGTATCTCCGTGAGTCACTATAAAGAAAGCTACCGTAGTTACATTGATAGGCATAGTACGCATAAGCTGAACTATGGTCAGCAATTGATTCAATCATCTATGGACTCATGTAAGTACACTATTCTTGATGAATTCCCTCGTTGTGTTGGTAAGACAACCGCTGTTACTCAATATATTGAATGGGAATTCCTTCATAGTCCAACACCACTTAACTTCCATGTATCCCCCCATCTATTGGAGCGTTATGGTATGGAATATTTTGAGAAACTTCGGGCACATACGTGTAAAAACAACACATGGATACATACCAATACCGGCTCAAAGATAATTCCTTATAGAGATTCTATTGACAATATCTTGAGTAATAATTCAATACCTCATGTCATATTCATTGATATTAAATTTAACATGGATAAATTTATTCCAATCCATGATGCTATAGAGTCGATGAAAGGTAGGAGATACACAAGCTATAAGTCAACTTACTTGGACTACTATCCCTCAACGAGAGGGTTTGAGCCAGAAGATATAGACTATACCGAAACCACGTATGACGGAGCGCGGTACATCATTACAGCGCAGTACGCTCACGAGGTAGTTAAGTATCTACTTTCCAAAAACGTAGACGAAGATAATATTGGGTATATTACAGAAGACTCATTTGCCGGAGTTACCGGATACAATGGCGAGTATCGGACGTATTATAACAAATATAACTCAAACTTTTGTCCTCCAACGTACCCATATCCACCTTGACTTAAAGTATTGACTGCTGTATTATAAGCGTATCAATTACTTTAAGGATTCGTGCCATGAAAGAGGCATTACTAACCCGGGAACAATTCCGCGAAGCGGTGTTCAAACGGGACAAAAACAAATGCATCTTCTGCCCGAAACCGGGCGTAGACGCCCATCACGTTCTGGAACGCCGCCTATTCTCAGGTGAGCAGGCCGGTGGATACTTTTTGTCCAACGGTGCGCTCGTCTGTGAAGAGCATCATCTGGATTGTGAGTCCACGGTTATTTCTGTTGAAGACGTTCGATTGGCGGCTGGCATTACCAAGCCAGTCATTCCTGAGCATCTTTACCCTGACCAAGTGTATGACAAGTGGGGTAACTGCATTCTGGAAAATGGTCTGCGTACCAAGGGCGAACTGTTCTTTGACGAAAGCGTTCAGAAGATTCTAGCCCGTGGCGACAAGCTTCATCTGTTCACTGACCGTGTGAAGTATCCGCGTACCATGCATTTCCAATGGTCCCCGGGTATGACAAGCGATGACCGTGTACTTTACAATACGGATGCCTTTGAGGGCCGTCGAGTAATTCTAACTGAGAAGTTGGATGGTGAGAACACCACCATGTACCGTGACTACATCCATGCACGTTCTATTGACGGTCTGCATCACGATAGTAGAAATTGGGTCAAGGGTTTCCGTTCACAGTTTGCCCACGAGATTCCGGAAGGTTGGCGAATCTGTGGTGAGAATATGTACGCGGAACACTCACTGCATTACTACAACCTGAAAAGCTACTTCTATATGTTTTCATTGTGGAACGAGCGTAACGTATGCCAGTCATGGGATGACACCATCGAATGGGGACAGATTCTTGGAATTGAAACTGTACCAGTTCTGTATGATGGAATCTTTGATGAAGCTAAGATTCGAAAGATTTGTGAATCACTTGACCGTGAAAAGGTTGAGGGTGCAGTTCTTAGAGTCGCGGACGCTTTCGCCTATGGTGATTTCAAGAATGTGGTAGCCAAGTATGTCCGTAAGAACCACGTAACGACTGGAACGCACTGGATGTATGGCAAGATGATGCGACCGAACCATTTGGACGGTACTTACAAAATGGTTCACATGGACGAAGATGAACCACCCGAAGGCTGGACGCCCGATATGATGAACCAGTGAAGGTCTTGACATTTGACTTTCACTGGTTTATTATAGCGTCTCAACATCAGGAACCCTTAAATGGCACTCTTCGTTACCTCGTTAATCGTTATTATTATCTGGGCTGCTCTGGCTCATTACTTTTTCCCGGAGCGAATCACTTTTCAGGAATCTTTAATCAAAGGTGCTATCACTAGCGTCCTCGGTATGTGCTTTCTGTTCGCCATGTATTATAAAGATATGGGCGACACCGCTATCATCAACGGCTACGTTACCGGTAAGGAACGAGTCCGTGTGTCATGCGGCCACTCCTACAGTTGTAATTGCGTGACTAGCTGTAGCGGTACAGGTAGCAGCCGCACATGTAGCACAATTTGCCAGACATGCCACGAGCATAGCTATGACGTTGACTGGCGCGTGTACACCACCGTTGGTAACTTGGAAATCAACCGAGTCAACCGTCAAGGCACAGAAGAACCGCCACGTTGGACGGCTGTTGTTCTGAATGAACCGGCTGCGTCTTATGACAGCTATATCAACTACATCAAGGCATCGCCGGGTAGCTTGTTCAGTATGAATCAAATGGAAGCGGATAAAACCAAGTATGGTAGCTTGCTTCCGAACTATCCAAAAATCTTTGACTACTATCGCGTCAATCGTGTACTACAGATGGGTGTAAATTATCCAGAAGCTGCTGCTCTCAATTCGGCCTTGAATGATGCCCTTCGTCATCTTGGTGCGAAGAAGCAGGTAAACATTGTGGTGGTCTTTGCTAATACTACTGACCCACAGTATCGCTTTGCGCTGGAACGTTCATGGATTGGTGGTAAGAAGAATGACGTAATTGTTGTGATTGGTATGGATAAGAATGTGCTTTCGTGGACTGACGTAATTACATTCGGTAAGAACTCTGGCAACGAATATCTGGCCGTAGTTCTGCGTGATGAAATCCGAGACTTGGCTAAGCGTCAGCAGCTTACACACGCTCCGCTGTTGGCTGATAGCATTGTCTCGACTATTACCAAGCACTTCAAGCGTAAGCAAATGGAAGACTTTAAGTATCTGCAAGAAGACTACACTCCGTCCATGGGTTCAATCTGGGGATTCATAATTTTCCAGCTTATCCTCTTGACAGGCATGACCATCTTCTTCTATAATTACGAAATTGATGGAGGCTATGTGCGTAATCACAGGTTCCCCACAATTCGTAGGCGTCACGGTTCAATCTATTACAACTAAAGGAAATAAAAATGGGTAAGATTATTGGTGGTGCGTTGGTTCTCGTTCTTCTCTTGGGTACTCTTCTGGGTATCGGTAGCTACATCA